AAGAGTAGATTCGTCAACTGACTCATCTTTCTTTTCCATTGAACCGTAACCTTCACCGTTACACATTGCTTCGTATGCTGCCTTGAGATCTTGGGCTTTCATGCTTTCCATCTTCTTCTGCATTTCTGCCTTCATCATCTCTTTAGTCATCTTACCTTCTTCTAGTTCCTCACCATCGTGATCTACTTGATCACCAGCAGCAAGGGGTTCTTTAATTGCAGTTGGAGTATCATTTCCACCGGCATCTTTTGCACCTTTAGTCTGAACATCACTAGCCTTCTTTGTTGCTTTCGCACCATCTGGGCCCTTTGCTGTTTCTGGACTGTCAACTGCTTTGCCTAGGTCTTGAACTTCCCCATCTACTTTTTCCATTGAGTCGCCTTTAGCAGCACCCTTTGTTGGGGCGTCCTGTGCAGCTTCTTCAAGTTCTGCTTGGACTTCCGCTTCTAGTTCCTCAATTGTCTTGTCTAGTTCTGACATTGGGATTTTCTCCTTGAGTTGTCTATTAACATATTTATAATGATTAAAGTTTTGACAAGAATTTTGCAAATGCGAGGGCGGAAACATTAGATTGTTTCGCTCTTACACCTTCATTAATCTCATCTTTGATGTTTTGAATCTCTACTTCTTTAAGTAGTCCGTTATCCCAAACCCACTCTTTACCTTCCATGATACCTTCAACGAAGGCCTGAGGTGCAGAAGGGTCTGCAACAATATCTGCCGCAGTGGCAAGATAAAAATCATCTTTCACATAGTTTGCACCACCTCTATTTTCAAGTGAACCCATGCCTCTTGAAGAGACACCAAGTTTACCACCATCTTTGATTAGTGCTTTCGCAATTTCCCCCATTGGAGTAGAGAGCAGTTTCGCCTCACCAATAAAGTTCTTTCCATCAGCTTCCAGTTTTGTGATCATGTGCGATACCCTGTCAAGATTGACAGTGGGGCCTTCTGGATGACCCAGTTCCCCAAACGCACGACCTTCAGCAACAAATTCTTTATTATATCGAGCGACTTCTTTATTAAGTACGCCCATAGGGTAGACACGACCATTACGGTTTTTCATGTCTGCCTGCATGAAGATTCCACGAATCTTCATATCTTTTCCACCGTCTTTTTCTTCAACGATGTATTCTACTTCTTGTATTTGTTCTGCGATAAGTTTCATATTAGTACCCAGCATTCGTGATTGCTGTACCTTTTAAGGTAGATGCACCACGAAGCCCCTCTCCAGCGTTCATGTGAATTACAATACCAGCACCAGCACCAACATAAATCGTACCAATGTCAGCATCGTCTGCCGAATTACGAACTGTTACTACTTGTGCAGAACCAGTGTTAAATACCCATACCGCCGCATCATCTACAAATTTTGTAGTTCCAGCTGCGAGGTCGGTTGCTGTTCCTTTTACTTGCATTTTACTTTTCCTAAATTGATAATACTTCTGCCTCAAAGTAATCCATAAGTGCCTTTGGAGGAACTTTGAACTTTTTTGAGACTAAAGTAATAGTTTTGTCAAAAGTATTTAGGAAATCTGAAGGTTTACTTTCCATTTCCTTAAAAATAGCGTCAACAGCATTCTTCATCTTAGGAGATAACTTTTTATACTCCTTAGATGTTTTATGCTCATCCTTTTCTGGTAACTCCTGTCGAAGTTGAGAAACGGTTTTACTCACTATCTTCTTCTACCTCTGGAATATGATGAGTTACAAATGTTTTTGCAACTTCCTGTCTTTTTGTTTCTAATGCATCACCAACTTTTGATGCAAGAGAAGCATTAAAGTGTGTTTCTGCTGAAAGGTTATCACCGTCACCAATTGAGTTTACAAAGTCTCTTACTGTATCCATCATTTATCTCCTTGTTCTGGATTGTTCTGTGCGAACATACCATCATCTTGACCCATAGGGTCGAGTTCGCCACCAGATTCATCTTTAATTTGATTTTCAATTTCTTCAATCTCTTCATCAGACATTCTTAGAACATTCTTTCTCACATATTCTTTAGAGAAGTATGTTCCCACATAACTTTCAATCTGTCCTAACATATCCAAACGATTTTGAAGAAGTTCTGCATTCTTTAATTCTGTAAAGTGGCCATCTTGCATAAAGTCAAACTGCAAGTGTTCTTTAATCATAGGCCATTCATCTTCTGCAATCACACCCTTTAGAATGAGTTGTGTGCGAAGAACATCCATAAACATTATAGTGAATTTCTTACGAAGTTTCTGTACGAACTTTGTAAACTTCAATTCGTCACGAGTAATGTTATCAGAACGTCCAATAGAGAATGAGTTCTCTGCCTCAAGTCTTGAGATTGGTACGTTCAATGAACGGTAAAGTTTTGTCTGGAAGTATTTGATATCATCAATCTCGCCGAGGTTTGAGCCGCCAGGCAAGGTTGTGATTTCTGTACCTCTACCACCTTCTCTACGAGGCAACCAGAAATCTTCCAACATTGACATATGATTTCTATCGTCACGAATTTCACCAGTTCGTGCGTCATACACCAACTTGTTACGATAACGATTCATCACATCTTTCAGATAAGCCTCTGCCTTTACTTTCGGCAAGTTACCAACATCAATGTAGAAAATACGTCTTTCAGGCGCACGAGAAATACGATAGATAACCAACGCATCCTCAATCATGCGTAACTGATTGACAGGTTTGATTGCTTTGTGCAGATATGAAAGGACAGTTCCTTTGTGCATATCTACAAGTCCAGAAGGGCAATATGTAATAGAGTCGGCAGTAATACGAATACCAGAAGATGTTCCTACGTTCTGTTCCCAACCCTTATCATTATAAAGATAGAAATCCTCAATGCCTTTTACCATCTCGGCACCAGTTTTCTTGTCCATTTCTTTTCGTTGTTCTCTGACCTTCTTAATTTTACGAGGGTCGATATAACGTAATTCTTTAATTCCCTTACGAGGGGAATTTCTATCAATAATTTTATGATAGTATATTCTTCCATCGACATACCAACGTCTAAAGATATCATGGCCTTTTGCATTAAAGTCTAGCAAATGCAAAACTTCATTAAATTCATCTCTAATTTTAGATTTGATATTTCTAGAAAGGTCTAACCTGTCGAGGGAAATAGATACGGATTGTCCTCTTTCATCAGAGACAATCGCTTCGTTTGCGATATCTTCAATAGCACTATCACACTCTGGTTGTTGTGCAATATCACGATATCTTCTAATTAAGTCAAGTTCATTCCGATCACGACCATCCATATCAAGAATGGAAGCATAATGGCCACCGCCTGATACAACATCAAGGGTGCCATCGTCAGATGAGGGAGCAGTGAATCCATCACTACTCCCACTCTGATTCGCTCTTGTGATTCTGAAACCAAAAAGTTCAGCCATACTATAGTTCTCCTAATTTTACCTTACTATTTAGTAAGATTATAAAGCAGGATTATACACCACTTGCTGAGAATGATGTGTATCTCCATGTCACATCAAAGGTTTCAACTTCACTTACTGTATCATAAGACAACTCAATTGGTGCAATCACTGTTGGCCAACAGTTGGTTAGAATGTATTCTTTAAGAATAACATTATCTCTATCCAATTGTTGAACTCTAAGATCAGCAGTATATTGAGAAACATTGGCAGCACCAACACTTGTTTCCAAGTCGTTAATACCACTCATCCATGACTCAAGTCCATTACGAATTCTGAAATCTGTGTCATTGATGATAGTTGTTGTCCATGTTTCAAATTCTCTGTCACCAGCAAGATAGAGAATACGTCCTCTAAAGTTGACAGGAACTTCTGTGATTGTCTGGCCAGGCAACGATGCTGCCTTAACCAAAAATGATGTTGCTTCCGAACTTTCAATTCCGGCAGCCCCGATTGCAGGCGTATTCAGAATAACTGTAAATTGGTTAGCACGAGCGCCCCCACCAGTCATTCTAGCTCTAAAATCATTAATATTTGGTGTTGACATGATTAACCTCCCACTTCACTAAACGCAACGCCAGTTCTTACGGCGATGAAGTTTAGTGTAATAAAGTTGATTGAACGAGCAGGCTTGATGTAAATATCACCAATGAATTCATTTCTGTCAATGACTTCACCTGTGTTATTTGTTTCATCACAAACCACCTTAAAGTCTGTAATACCTCTACGTCCTTGCACATCTCTAAGGAATGGTTCTACCAAGTTCAAGAATTGTGCTCTTGTAAATGTATCGTTAAACTCAAAGAGTTGGAATTTCGATGCAGTTGCAATTGCCTTTTCAAGAACGAGGAACAATCTACGCACGTTAATTCTATCAAACGCAGAAGGTCTAGAAAGAGCAGTCTTGTCACCAAACAAGAATGTTCCTTGGCCTGACTGTGTAATAACAGGGTTAATACGAGCAGGATAAAGAATATCCCTTTGTGCCTTGTTAGGGTTGTATGCAAGTCTTACTGCACCACGGATTTGTCCTCTGTTGTAACCAGCAGGGGAGAACCATGCGTCAGCGACTTGGTCAGTGTTTGCACACAAACCAGCAATGTCACCATTCAATGGTACATATCTGTAAACATCATTGTATCTGTCGTACATATACTTGTATCCACTATCGAATACTGCATATGAAGAAGATGCAAGGTTGTCAAAGAATGCTTCGACATTTGTAGTTTGAGTGATTGAACTTGTGATACCAACAACATCTGCTCTACGAGGAGAGATGAAACCAACACAATCTTTACGAGCCTCACAGAGGTCGATAATCATGGTTGCGTGTGTGATACCATCTGTTGAAGCAGGAGAAGTTCCCGCCATCACAAGGTTGATATCAACTGTGTCTGTATCAGCAAACAACTGATATGCAGTGTCCAATTCACCGATTGTTGGGTTAGCGTCTACACCACCAGAAAGTGTTGAAGTGATAACACCAGCGTCACCAGTAGAAGAGGTGTAAGTTGCACCAGAAGCAATGTCTGTTCCAGCATCAGATAGTGAACTGTCGTGATCCATCCATCTTACGAAAGAAGAACCTGTGTTTACTACGTTTGCATAGAAGTTTGTTCCACCTTGTGCAGTTTTAGCAGATGCAGCCTGAGATACGAATGGATATGTTTCCATTGCAGCATTACCTCTTTGTCCGGCCAAGTCAGCGTCAAAACCAGTAACAGTACCAGCAGTATCGTAAACTACGATATGCATTTCGTCACCAGAAATTCCTCTGTCTGTTGCCCAAGGTGATGTGCCAGGCGCACTATCAAACAAGTCATAGTACTTCCAACGTCTACGAACAGTAGTTGCAGCAGTCAAGGCAGATTTAAGTCCACCACCGTTAGGATTGTCAAGTTGTCTGATTGTTAGATCGTCAGTTGCAACAGCAGTAACTTCATACTGTTGTCCGTCTGCTTCTGCAAAGTAAACAATATCTCCAACTGAGAACAAGTTACCACCGTCACCAGCAGAACCACCACCGTTGTCAATTCCAACAGTAGTTGCACCAGCAGCAGGCGTACCTGTGGTTACACCAAGTGTACCAGCAGCACCAGAGAATGATTGCTCGTATGCAGTTGCACTTGAACAGATTGATACAGCAACACCGTTACCGTATGTGCCTGGGAACTTTGCAGCCCAGTTACCGACAGAACCTTGTCCAGCGGCATAGTTAGTTTCATAATCAAAATCGTTTTTAATCTTCAATCCAGCACCGTCAGCGGTAGCGTTTACAGCAGATGAAGCATCTGCACGAACTACACGAAGAGCGTTTCCGTATTGAAGAAAGTTAGCGGCAGTAAACCAAGTTTCAAAATTACTTGCATTTGGTTTACCAAAGACTTGTACAAGATCTTGTTCTGAAGCAATCGGAATGATTTCTTCAACTGGCCCTTGTGGGAAACCAGCAGCAATTGCACCAATAGATGTTGCAACAGCAGGAACAATATTGGTCAAGTCGATCTCTTTGACGAGTACGCCAGGGGATACTTGAAATGCCATCTTTGTTTTCTCCTTTATGGATTCATTATAATTATTAAGTTTCCAAACTTACATGAATATTTATAAAAAACCTTTTCTACACTTTGTTTTTTATAGGTTAAGCAACACATAAATAGTTTTATGTCGGAGCATTATCAGAAATACAAAGAAACCATAAAAAAGGTATCACAACGCAATTATAGAGCTCGCAAGATATGGGTTAATGAATATCTTGGCAAAAAGTCCTGTAATTACTGTGGTGAATCTGAAACTGCTTGTCTCCAATTTTATCCTCACGAGAGGAAAATACGCACTCTAACAAAAAGAAAAGGATTGAACGAGGAATCTAGAACAGAAGTCAAAGATTTAATCAATCAATCCAAAGTAGTTTGTGCAAACTGCTTCCTTAAATTAGAAAACGATATTATTGATATTATGTAGGGTTTTTAAGATTTCTACCAATCTGAATCGTATGAACGAACCACTGGACTCCACCGTGTTCCATACTCATCTACAATAGTTTCTCCGTATCCATTATCATTTAACCCATCATCAAAGAACCCAAAAGGAGCCATATCCTGTTCTAATTGATGTTGTTGTTCTAAGAACATTCTAGCACGAATATCATCGTCAGTTAGTTCTTTAAAGTATGTCTGTTCTACCAACCACGCAAAGATAACACAACACATAGCTAAGTCATCTGTATGTCCATCTTCTGCCTCAAAGGATTGTCCTTTAAGAATAAAGGTAGAGAACTCATTGATTAAGTCGTAATCATTGATAATGAGTTTATCTGTTTCAATAATCTGTTTAAGGTTAGAACATCCTAGTTTTTTAACTGCCTTTGTTGTTCTTACCCCCAATTGTGCTTTTCCACCACTAAAACCACCACCAATCACCTGACCTGCACGACCACGCATACTTGCCATAATAAGGTTCTCATACTCCAAGTCAAACTGTAGTGCAGTTGCAACTTGTTCACCAATATCATTCACCTCAATCAAAATATAGGCTTGATTATAGGCCTTAGATACATCGTGAATAATATTAGGAAAGAGTAGAGGTTTGATTTCGTTGTTACGATATTTTGCAACAACCTTATAAGGAACAGTTGTTACGTCAAAGACAATAAATGCAGAGTAGTCATTATTTGTACCTCTTGCAACGTCAGCAACTACAACATATGTACCACCATCATTTGGTTTCTCATACATATCCAATCCAGCGTTTGACTGAATAGGATTCTGAAAGGCCATTGACTTAATCTTTGAAGGATTAATAAGTGTATTTGCAGAACCTAAGAACTCACAGTCAAACTCTCTTCTGAACTGTTCTTCAGAAGTGTTTGCGATTGTCTCTGTTCGCCACTTCTCATCTCGGCCTGGCACTTGACTCCAGTGAACATCTATGATATTATACGAGTTTCTTTTGTTCTCTGCATCCACCCACAATTTATAGAAAAGATTCATACCATTGGGTGTGGATACAATAATAACCTTTGTAGTTTTACCAGATGAGATTGTAGGATAAACAGAACTGAAAAAGTCCTCTGCCACATTGTTTGGAACGAATGCAAATTCGTCCAAGAATATCATGTTGTAAGAACCACCACGAACAGCAGATGAAGATGTAGAAGATGCAACCACCCTACTACCATTCTCTAAGTCTACTGAACCTTTGTTCCAAGACACAACTCCTTGTTGTAACCACTTAGGAAGATTCTCATATGCAAGTTGAAGTCTACCAAGAATGTCTCTTGCAGTCGCAGCCTTGTTGGCGAGGATTGCAACATTCATGTTAGGATTGAATAGAACGTAGTGAAGAATATAGGATACCATAGTCGTGGATTTACCAGACTGTCGTGGCATCTTACAGATAGTAAAACGATTGTCGTGGATTGTATCTACAATGTCCTCTTGAAAATTATACATTTCAAAAGGAACAAGTCCTTCATCAAGCGATACGATTTTAATATAATTCTTGATGAAGTATATGGGATTTTCCATACACTTCTGGTATTCAAGAATTTGATTTTTCGTCCACTCTACAGGAACATTAGATTTTTTTAGTAGAGGATTTCCAAGGTAGTGTTCATAAGTTTTCATTATCTGCGTTCAGTTGTTCTACTGTTTTAACAATACCCAAATCATAAGCTTGTCTAATTTGATTATCAACACCAACTTCAATCGCAATATCGTTATTATTACAATGATCTACTAGAGATGCAACAATCGTATCTGTTGCCTGTCTTGATCTGTATTCCAACCAGTTTTGTAGATATTCTTGAACATCCAAACAAACAGAATCCATAGCTAATTTTTCT